AACAAGCTTTGAAGCAGGCCGCTGCGATTATCCGGGCGCAGAATTCTGCGAATGCGATCCAGGCCGCGAGAACAAAGGCGATGACTCCGGCCCAGAGGCGAGCGGCCGCAGCCCAGCGCCGGCTGTCGGGTGCGACCCAGAGCCGACTCCGCCAGAATGCCGCGAAGCTCGCTGGGCAGAAGCGGAAGGCCGCTGCCGCGAAGCAGAAGGCCGCTAGGACGGCCGCAGCGGCGAGAGCCCGGAGGCCGGGAGCCGTCGCGAAGGGAGCCGCTATGGCCCGCTCCGGGCCGTCTAGGGCTGCTCCTGCGGGTGCGCCCAGCGGCCGGAGCGCGGCTCCGTCCTCGTCCGCAGCCCAGGCCCGTCTGAAGCAGTACCTGGCAGGGAGGTAGAATGGCCGTCCATGACGTTAGCCGGGAGCTACGCGGATACCACGGCAAGTGGACCTCCGGAGGCGCACTCAAGCGAGTGGTTGATTCGGCCTCGACAGGACGCAGGGGCAAAGAGCTGTCCGACCGGAAGGCCGCTATTGATGAGCTTAAGCCAGGCCAGGCTCGCGGCGTAAACGGCATTAAAGTGACCCATATGGGCGACAAAGGCTACCGGGTAACAATGCCTGGCGAAACGCGGCATTACGCGAGTAGTCACGATGCGGCACGAGCGGTCCACGGCAAGGCCCACGTAGAGCCGACCGGAAGGCAAGCGGTTCCCGGTGAGGTTCTCCCGGCCGGTACTCCAAGGACTCCGACACGGCCTGTGGGTAACAAGGCTCGTGGTGAGATCCTTCCGCCAAAGAAAGAATATACTGAGGAACAATGGAAGGCCGCGCAGGCCGAAGCTCGGCGCAAGGCTCTGTCGGCCGAAGGCGGAACGAGTCCTGGATATTACCAGGCCGCTCCGGAACACAGGCCATACGAGTACACTCCGGAGGCGGCACTCCGGGATATGGTGACTCGCGGAGGGAACGAGGCCGCGACCAAAGAGCTTCTCAGCCGGATGACGGCCAAGGAAAAGGCACGTGTTGAGGCAGAGAATGCCGCGAGGTTCGGCCCTAAGCGCGGGCTCCAGGAATTCGGCAACAAGATGGGCGGTGTGCCGGGCAGCAGCGGGATAGTCAGTGATACCGGCTATACGCCAGGTAAGGGAGTGGGCGGCCGGTATCGTGGCGCTAAGTCCCCTGAGTATTACCAGAGGCTTTCCATTCCGGAGCTTGAGAACCTCGTCCGCTCGCGAGGTTCTCAGGCAGCTCAGGATGAACTCAATAAACGGCAAAGGCGAGCGGGGCAGCAATCTCGTCTAGCTGCGGCCGCATCCAGGCGGGGAATTACCAATCGCCGGAAGATGGCGTAATGGCCGCCCACGACGTTAGTCAGGAGCTTCGCGGCTATCACGGCCGCTGGTCCAGGACAGGCGTGCTTAAGCGGCTCGCGGACGAGGCAGCCAAGGGCAGGCAAACGGACGAGGCACGGCAGGCCGCAACCCTAGAGGACGTTCATAAGCGGGTCCAGGAGGCCGCGAACCTTCCGGAAGGCAAGGGCAAAGGCGTAGCCGGCATTCTTGTGGCTAATATGGGCGACAAGGGAATCAAGGTACGGCTGCCCGGAGCTACCAAGCATTACAAGGACCCGCGAGAGGCCGCAGTAGCGGTCTACCGCAAAGAGCACCACGATGAGGGGCACAGCCCCATTCCGCTGCCGGGTACGCGGACGGCTCCGGGCTCGCCGCGTCCGGAGCCTCCGACATTCGGCAGTATCAGGGGCGATATATCGAACATCCACCAAGGCGAGACGGTGGAGATTGGCGGCCACAAGGTAACCTCAATTGGCGGAGGCCGTTACGACGTCAGTATTGGCGGCGACAAGAAGCGATATCATAGCGCTCTTGAAGTAGCTCACGCGATCCAGACCGGGAAGCACAGCGGCCGGGCATACACTCCGGCGAGCGAGCGGCTGACGTCCTCTGAGATTAGCAATCAGCTTTACAGGCTGTCTCTGGGGAGCGGCGAGGGTGTCATCAATGGGGTTCATGTAAAGGCTAACCCAGAAGGCAATTACGATATCACCATTGAGGGCAAGGCGATGCGGTACCATTCGGTTACGGATGCGACGCTCGCGATTTACAATAAGGATCACCATCGGTTTGGTACTGTTGTTCCGGGAAGCGCGGAGGAAAAGGCACTTCGCAATCTAGCCGCTCCGAAGGCAGGCGAGGTCGCCCATCCGAAGTCTCTTGCGGTAACGACTAGAGCGACGGCTGAAGACAAGAAGCGAATGCGTCAGCAGGTCCTTAAGGCGACTACTATGCAGGCGCAGGTAACGCCAGACCTCGTAGCAAAGACCGACGTTACAGTCACCAAGGCTCCGCACGGGAAGCGTGGGACCTCTACGCTCGCGAGCCATTCTGGCCAGGGCAATACGCTCCACGTCAAGCCGGAAGTCCTTACTGGGAATAACGCCCAGGCCGTTCTGGATCACCAGAAGAAAGTCGGCTGGTGGGTTCCTACCGATAACCAGCACGACCTCTCAATGAACGTTATGACGCACGAATTCGGGCATGGTCTTCACGGCGAGCTTAACAAGCGCGGCATATTGATGGCTAACCGGATTAACCCAAGCGCCTTTGGTAAGCCAGAGCAGGAATTCTGGCAGGGATTTGCGAAGGTGGCCGGCCTTACGGAACCGGCGATTCAGGAGGACCAGTACGGCCGGAGGCATATCAATGTGCCTAACTGGCTTGGTAGCGCTCAGAATTACGACAAGATTGTTTCTGCCGTCTCAAAGTATGGCGCCAGGAATATGAATGAGATGATAGCAGAGATGTGGACGGAATATCAGCTAAGCTCCGCTCCACGGCCGGCTGCCAAATACTTCGGAGATTATGTAACCAGGAGGCTGAAGGAAGAATGACAAAGCATCTAGCTCCGGGCTCGCCTCCGCTAAACGTCGGAGACAAGGCTCCGGTCGCGAGCGAGCCGGTCAGCGACTCTGGGTGGGAGGACCTACCAGACACAAGCGAGCAGGACACCCAGGATAACCTCAGGAAAATCGCCAAGGCAAGGAAAGGCCAGACAAATGCCTAGTGTCTCCAATACCCATTCCGCGACGGGCCCAGGCGCCAACACAATCGACGCGGGAGCTGGGAACAACCTCAGGAATTTCACCGTCAAGGTGGCGACTCCTGGCGCGGTAAACGACTGTACCGTGGCCCTGGAGACGAGCCCGGATATGTCGGCCTGGACGGAGATGGCGCGTGCTACCGGGCCGAACTGGTCCATTGCGCGCTCCGACCTCCTACGGCGCGGAGCCCGCGCCAACGTCGTCAGCCTTGGCTCGGCTGCCGGCCGGTCGGACGCGGGAGACGGGACCACGAACGGGAGTGCGGTCGTTACCGACGCGGCCACGACGGCCTATGACGTCGGCAAGAGCGTCACCGGCACCGGAATCCCGGCCGGGACGGTGATCGTGTCCGTCATTCCCGGAGTGAGCTTTACCATGTCGAATGCGGCCACCGCGACCGGGACGGTCACAGTCACAGTCGGGCCACTTACCATCGCATCCGTTATCAACGCGACTCCGTAATGGCTACTACAGAGGTTCCGGTATTCCTTATCACTCGTGAGCCGCCGCTGGGTGCGGTCTATTCTGCGGAGGAATGCCCGCAATGCTTCGCACTCATACGAATGGGTAAGATCCAGGATCATATGGAGAAGGCTCACGGGTGATAGCACCTAGGGACCGGCTAGTTACCCTCCCAGAAGGCATCCCAGAATTGACGCTGGGCTGGGAGGCCATTCACTGGGCATCCAAATACCTCCGGCAGCCTGACGGCCCGGAGGCCGGCCAGCGATGGGAGTTTATCGAAAGCCAAGTCAGGTTTGTTCTCTGGTGGTATTCTCTCGACTCGAATGGGCGCTGGATCTATTACCACGGAGTACGCCGCTGGGCCAAGGGAGCGGGTAAGTCGCCATTCGCGGCAGTAATGTCGCTAATTGAGCTACTCGCTCCGGTTCGCCTGGATCACTTCGATGACAGAGTGGTTGGTGGAGCGGTCGGCCGTAAGGTATCAATGCCGCTCGTCCAGATAGGCGCGACAAGCCACGACCAGGCCAACGTAAACACCATGCGAATGGTCCGCGCGCTCCTGCCGAAAAACTCGAGAATTCTGAGGGATTACGACGTAACGGCCGGAATGACTATCTTCCACGTTCCTGGTGGCGGACAGCTAATGGTTATTACGTCCAGCCCGACGACAGAGGAAGGCGCACTCACGACCTTCGCCATTCTCGACCAGACGGAATCCTTTACAACGACGAATGGCGGTGTAGACCTCGCGGAGGTAATGGACCGCAACGTCGGTAAGTCGGGCTCGCGGATTATTGAGACCTCGAATGCGTGGGAGCCCGGCCTAGAGACGGTCGCGGAGCGGACGTTTGACGCGTGGGTAGCCCAGGAGGAAGGGAAGCTAAAGGGCAAAGCCAAGATCCTGTATGATGCCCGGCTCGCGCCTCCGGATGTCGACTGGAATGACGTTGCCTCTATCCGGAAGGCTATTGAGTTTACCTACGGCGATTGCTACTGGTCTAACCCAGACAATATCCTGGACCGGATATTGTCCCCAAAGACCCCACTCGACGTCAGCAAGCGCTTTTACCTGAACTGGCCGGAGAGCGCGCAGAATGCCTGGACGACCCACCAGAAGTGGTCGCGGCTAGCCAAGCCTGATTTCTATATTGAGGACGGCTCCGATATCGCGGTTGGATTCGACGGCTCGCGTAAGGATGACGCGACGGCATTGACTGGCTGTCATATAGACACGGGCTTTACATTCGTCCTGGGAATCTGGGAGCCGCGTGGGACCGGCCGTGAGATTCCGGTAGAGGAAGTCATTGCGGCCGTCGAGCAGGCTAAGCGGCGGTTCCATATCTGCGCCTTCTTTGCGGACGTTAAGGAATGGGAAGAGACGACCAAGATTCTCTGGCGCAAGCTCTTCACCGACGATTATGAGCTTGATATCTGGTCCGTTCCCGGAGGCCGCGACCCGCAGCCGGTCGCCTGGGATATGCGTAGCCACGTCGGAGAGTTCACCCAGGCGTGTGAAATGGTAGAGAGCGAGATTGACTCTCGCGGCTTTTACCACGACGGCGATGGGGTTATGGGGCGGCACGTGGTTAACGCTCGCCGTGCGCCGAACAAATGGGGAGTCTCGATAAGCAAGGAAGCTCCGAAGTCGGAGCGCAAGATTGACGGCTGCGTCTCGATGATTATTGCGAGGCACGCGCGGAGGCTCGTCCTCGCGTCTAAAGGCTACAGGGAACGCAAGGAAGCGGAAAGCAAGGGCAGCAAGAGCCGGGTTTGGAGCTTCTCATGATAATTGATCCAGCGGACGTTTCCTCGCTCGCGACGCAGACGCTTATTATGCGCCAGTCCGAGCAGACCCGGCTCCGGCGAATTAACAGCTATGTGCGTGGGAAGCATGACCCGCCATATACGCCCAAAGGCGTGAATGCGGAGTATCGCTGGATAGCGCGGCGAGCCCGGAGGAATTTCCTGCCGCTGGTTGTTTCGGTTATCAGCCAGAATCTCCACGTGGATGGCTATAGGCCGACCGGGACAACTACCAACGAGGTGGCCGGCCCGCAGAAGCCCACTCCGGGATGGGATACGTTCCGGGCTAACCGGATGATTGGCCGCCAGCATGGGGTTCATCGTTCTGTAGTCAAATTCGGCTCCGCGTATGTCGTGGTACTTCCGGGCCAGCTATCGACTGATGACGAGCAGGGGCAGGACGTTCCGGTAATGCGCCCGGTATCTCCACGGCGTATGACGGCTATGTACTCGGATGATATTGATGACGAATGGCCGCAGTACGCAATAGAGGTCCGACTAGTCAATCTGCCTAGTAATGCGAGCCGAATGTTCGTTAATGTCTATGACGAGCAGTTCCGCTATATCCTGGCTTCTGATGTTGTTAACGGCTCAACTCCGCTCGCGAGCTATAACCTTCAGGTAGCGCAGGCTGGCGACCCACTACTGGAAGGCCAGAGCCCGGTATCAGAGCACAGTCTTGGCGTATGTCCTGTCGTCCGGTTCCTTTATGAGACCGACCTCGACGGCGAGGATGACTGTTCCGGCGAAATTGAGCCGCTCATCCCGATCCAGGATCAGATAAACTTCGACACATTCAACCTCATGATATCAACGCAGTTCGCGGCCTTCCGGCAGCGGTGGGTTACCGGAATGAGTCCTGTTGATGAACAGGGCCGGGAACAGGCACCATTCAAGCCAGGAGTAGACCGGGTATGGGCGGGTGAGGATGCCGCTACCAAGTTTGGCGAATTCGGGGAGACGGCCCTGGGGCCATACTCCGCTGTCCGCGAGGACGGCATACGGCATATGTCTACTGTCTCTCAGATTCCTCCGTACTATCTCCTGGGGCAGGTCGCCAATATGTCGGCTGACGCTCTAGCGGCCGCCAAGGACGGACAGGACCGGCACGTTGACGAGCTAAAGGCAAACCTTACCGATTCCTGGCGCAATACGTTTAGGCTGGAGGCTCTCGCTCGCGGCGACCAGGAAGGCTGGAAGGACCTATTTGGTTCTGTTATCTGGCGCGATACCTCCGCAAGGGCATTCGCCTCTACGGTCGTGGGCCTTACTCAGATAGCCCAGATGCTTGGCGTGCCGCAGGAGGAACTGTGGTCCAAGATTCCGGGAGCGACGGCAGAGGACGTAGCGGCCTGGAGGCTTGCGGCGCAGCGGGCTCAGGCGCAACAGCTTGTCCAGCAGATTGTGGCGCAGAACCAGCAAGCCCAGCTAGCTCCGGGGCAGGGTCCTAACGGCTCCGTACCGAACCAGACTGGGGTAGCCGGGCAGACGGCTCCGATCCAGGGCATACCGGCTCCTGGAGGCTCTCCTGCCGTTGCACCGCGAGGTCCGGGAGGACGTACTGAGCCCGGAGGCCAGAACGCATGACTACTCCGTCCGGGCTCCCGGTTAGCCGCTCCGCGAGCGGCCAGCTTCTGCTGGCTAAGTACCAGAGCGATCAGCAGACAATCGCGCAGCGGGTCGCGCTAGCCATTCACAACCTCTGGCTTCAGATAATCAATCCGGAAAGGTTCGATCAGTCATGGGCGACGCTTAACCCAATCGCCAACGGGATTGTCTCGACGCACTACGATATGTCTGCCGCTACAGCCGCCCAGTACTATGCGAATTCTAGGGTGATAGCGGACTTCCCGCATATTGATGTTCCGGGAATCCGGCCGGATGAGGAGTATATCAATCGAGTCGTTAATGCTATGGGTCGCGGCCAGTACTATCACTTTGCTAAGCAGGAGGACCCGGCCCAGGCTTCGACAATGGCGCAGGATGCCCTTCGCGGAGCCTCTACGCGGATGACGCTAATGGGAGGCCGGGATACGATCGTCAAGGCTTCCGCTATGGATCCTGTAGCGATGGGATGGGAGCGGGTCATAGAGCCCGGAGCCTGCTCGTTCTGTGCCATGCTCGCGGGTCGCGGTGGAGTCTATTCAGAGGCTTCGGTTTACTTCCGGGCGCACGACCATTGCCATTGTGTGGCGCGGCCGGTCTTTAGAGGCCAGAAGTCCATCAATACGGAATTGAGCGCGGCCTGGGGTCGCGAGACAAAAGGAACACGCGGAGCGGCCGCACGAGCCGCCTGGGATAAATACTGGAGTAGTCATGGCGGACCTGAAACAACGGCAGTCACTGCAGAAAAAGGGACAGGCATTGCCTCCCTCGTCAACCAACCAGTCGGACGCGCCGCGCTTCCCAATAGCGCGGCGAACGGGTAAGGACTCCCTTGCGTCCGCGATCAAGGCAGTCGGGAGAGCCCGGCCGAACACACCGGAGGAACATAACAAGATACGCGCATATATCAAGAAGGTAGCTAGGGCGAAAGGCTGGGGTAAGGATATCCCAGATAGCTGGAACGGAGGCAGTAGTGCCTAAGAAGATCAAGAGCGATGCTCCACTAGCGAACGCTCAGCCGGGAGACGAGTTTGTATTTACTCATCCGCAGGAAAGCGGCTTTGGCGAGCACGCGCTATTCCAGGCTCTGACGGCTGAAGACTCAGGCCCGGTAGACCGGCCTCTGTCGGCTGAGATGATGGAGCTGGACCTCATTCACGGGACGGTTGTCCGGCTCCTGGAATTCGATGCGGACTCCGGCTGGCCGCTGATCGAATGGACCGACCTGAAGAAGATCGGCCGGATCACGACAATCGACCCACAGTACATGGATCTATTCGTGCCGTACGAGCGATAGGAACAATCATGACCCTACTCAGCGCAGGCCAGATGTTTCAGTACGCGGAACAGCAGGCCCTGAATGCGGTATTCCTGAAGGCGCAGAGCCCGGCCGTCGCGGCAACCTACATGGCGCTCTCGACGTCAGCCGCCTCCGGAGTCCTCAACTCGACGGCGACCACTATGGCGGATGCCTCCATCAACGAGTACGCCACATCCTCCGGCTATGCGCGCCAGGCTTACAACCCGGTAGCGGCCACAGCGGCCTCGCCGTCCGTCATCTACAATACAGGCCAGATAACCTGGGGCCCATTCACGGCCGCTCCCGGAACGTGTATCTGGGGAATCTGCTGTGATGCGGCAAGCGGGACCGCAGCCCATACGATTGCGGCTTACCTGCTTGCGTCCTCGCGGACTCCGGCCATCGGTGACTCTCTCCAGGCTGCGGCCGGCACCGGGTCGGCCGGAGTCGGGTTCCTCTGCCAGGTCTGATGGGAATCATTACCCTGGGACTAGCTATCCCAGACCTCAAGATTCCGCGCGGATATCCGTGTGGCGCTATCGTCAACGAGCACTATGAGGAATGCGGCGCGACTCCGGCGAGCCTTTACCTCCGGGTCTGTGGCGTAGTCGGGCACGAGCGGCAGATATGGCTCTGCCCCGTTCATGCCTCGCTCGCGGCCGGAGGTGGAGCTATCTGCCAGGAATGCGCTAAGGCCGGAGGCGTGGTCCCTGTCGTCCTATTCCGGCTATCAGAACCTGTGAGGATTCCGTAATGGCAATCTATGATGTACCATGGTCCATAACTGGGGTATCGGCTTCCGCGCTCGCCTGGCTCCGGTCTACAGCGGGCAAGGATATGCGGGTCTGGGAGATTGGCGTATTCCTTGAATCAGGCACAGCGGCCGCATCCGTAGTCGGCCTAGGACGGCCGGCAGCTGTATCAGTGACGCCTACTGCCATTGTCCCACAGGCTCAGGATACGTCGGCCGGAGCCGCGAGCTGTTCCGGGTCTGTCGCGGCCACGACCAAGCCAACGGCTCCGGCTAACTACATGCGACGGTTCGGGATGCCGGCGACTCTTGGAGCCGGAATCGTCTGGACCTTTCAGAGAGGCATTGTCATCCCGACTGGCCCAGCGGAGCTTGTCCTATTTAACATTGGCGCATCGACTTCCGTCTTTGGCGGATACTTTAGCTACGAGGAATGATGCCAACTACTGTATGGGGTAATACGGTTGCCGGATTTGGCACCCGTCCATACAGCGCAACAAGCCTTCCCCCATCCGACTATCTTCAGTCTCCAGCCAATCCTAGTATTGTTGAGCCGGTAATCCCGGACCCGCTCCTGATTTCCGGTACGGCCGATACAACTCCAAGCATGTCCGCGAGTGCGGACTCAATCTTTGTCCTCAGGCTTGGAGTCCTTCCGCTACTCCCGGTCAGCTTTACGTCTCTCCCGGTTACGTACAATGTTAACGGTATTGCGGACACTACTGGGTCGATGGGCGGGACCGGAGTCCTTGGGCTCAATGCGCTCGTCTCCGGCTCGTCCTCGACGGCCTCTAATTCTTCTGGTGCGGTTGTATCGGTTATCCGCATTGCTGGCTCGTCCGCGACGGCCTCTAGTGCCTCTGGGGCGATATCTGCGACCGGAGTACTGAGCGGCTCGTCCGCGACGGCTTCTGGTGCTTCCGGCTCTATCGCTGCCATACTCGCGATCAATGGCTCGTCCGCAACGACTTCTAGCGCGGCCGGGTCAATTGGGCTTGGTCCTATTTCTGGAACGTCGGCCACCGTCAGTGGGGCTAGTGGAACCGTTGTCGCCAAGATGGCGCTATCCGGCTCCGCCACTAGTACCAGCCTTGCTAATGGCGCCATATCAATGACGGCGATGCTCGCAGGTTCCTCCGCGTCTCCGTCCTCTGCGAATGGCACCATAGGCCAGGTCATGGCGGTGGTCGGCCAGGCCATCGCAACGTCGGTTGCGAATGGATCGCTTAGTGATAAGGGGGTGCTTTCTGGATCATCCATCGCAGTATCTGGGGCTTCGGCTAATGTCGTCCTGAATGCCGTTGTCTCCGGAACGTCGGTTA